CAGCACCAAAATCACCTAGTCTGTAAGTAGCCAATCGAGCAGAAGCATTAAACTCAACAGAAGCCATAGCAGCCTTTGCTGGTTTACTTCCTTTTTCAATTCTCCAATCACCCAGACTAAGCACTTGTTGCCACTTTCTGACACTTTGTGCGAAAAGTTTTGCATCTTCTGGTGTAGGAATGTTAGGCATTTCAACACCTTATACAGTATTTATGACAATTTAATTTAAGAAGCAAGCACAAGTAAGGCGTGATCTATGTGCTTTATGCGGTCTTCTAGCCCTATAAAACCACCATTTATCTTCTTAGTTAGGGTTCTGTAATCCTTGTTATCAGCATATTGGTTCAGCTTTTGGACATCCCAGAACCACCCTGCGGTAAGTGCCGCATACATGGGAGTCGCTACTAACTCAGGTTGCATCACAAAATCAACCCCTAGAGCCTGACCTGCATGAAAATAGTTTGCATGGCCTGTCAATTGGATACATCCTCTGCCTCGGAAACGATACCCATCACCTGAAGCCTCATCCCTGTTACCCATACGATTTGAGTAAACAGTATTGGCAATCAACTTAGGATTACGAGCGCAAGCCTGTGCCTTGGCAGCATCAAACCTTTTAGGCCATAACTTCTGCAAAGCCTCTGCACGATAGTTCAAATTCTCTTCAAGGATTCTAAAGTTCCCACACTCATGACCACATTGACCAATGAAAGCCGCTTTTCTAAGGGGATTCATAATGTCAAAACGCTCAAAAGTGGCATTCAGGGCATCTACCCACTCCGCACCAATGTGAAGTTGTTTAAGTTGTTCAGCGTTTATCATTCAACAGGTCTCTCATCTGGTTATACGAGTCTACGCAAGCATTCAAAGCGACAGTATTCTTATCCCCTTGGGCAACTATTTCTGCGATGGCATCGATTGTTGCTCTTTCGGCATCAGAAGGTTCATTAGTCGGTCTGTCAGGTTCACTGGTTGCTTTTGTATCTGCGCTGGTAGAGGCGGTATTTGTGGTGGTTTGTACGTTACTTGAGGGGCAGAGGCGCAACTTGCCAGCACGATTGGCAACAGCAAGAGCAGTAGTTTTTTTGTTGATAGCATCATTGGCTTCCTGTAGTTTGGCAGATTGTTGAGAAAGTTTTTCAGTCATGTTTTGCTCGATCTGACGAGCTTCATCATTCTTTTGAGCAATGGCAATCTTCATGTCGCCATCACGTTCTAGCCACCCATAGTGGTGTCCTACTTGGTATGTACCAAAGAGAGATACTAAAACACCCACGATTAACCAAGGCAAAGGGATTGGAAACATTATTCAGCCTCTTTTCTTGCTTGAGCCAATTCTTCACGCTCTTGGTCATCTTCTAAGTGGTCAGGAGGAGTAGTGGGAGGAGGGCCAGGTGTCCAAGATTCATCCAACTCTGGGTTCTTCCAAACAGGCATAGCCCCAAATGGTTGACTAGGCAAACCATACGCAGATTGCGGAGAGGCATAGGAAGACCCATAGGAGGGGTTAAAACCGCCCTGAGAGCCTCCATAGCCCATTGGTTGACACATTGGTTGCGTTGGAGGATTAAACGCTCTAGCGGCAGTTGACATAGCCCGTTTACCAATAACTCCACCAATACCACCCACGATCAACAGAACAATGTCGTTCAGCATCTTGGTGTAGGCTTGGTCAATCGGGGCCATGCTTTTGATTGGCTGAGTGACAAACGTCACAGAATAGAGCAAAGCAGCAACAATAAATGTGAGGATAAGTGTGACTGCAATCACAACAAACCCCCAAATTCTTACCTCAATCTCTTCAGTTGTTAACTTTTGTTTCTGGTTGGACATCATTGATTTTTTTCTCCAAGATTGGGGCAACCAAGTACTCAGGACAAGTCTGAGTAAATTGGCATCTAGGTTTTTGACATTGTTCAGCATGGAAATTGTCTGGGTTTTGGCAAAAATAGCGATATTTTTCATCACAACCATGTAACATAAAAGCTACAAATACAAGTAAGTACTTCATTTACCAAGACCAACCTTTCCAAGTAGAAGATTGACAATTCTGTCAGACAGATCATCAGGTAAGAACTTTAGAAAACCCAAGAAATACAAAGCCACCACCCCGTAAACGAAGATTTTTAAGCACAGGTCAAAGGTCTTTTGATACTCATTCACCGACCACACCTTCTTGTTGCTTCACAGAATGTCATCAACTCATTTACACCAACAAAGACTAGAAACAAAACAAAGCAGATTCCACCAATTGCCAAACCAATCTCTAGTTGTTCTTGCTCTTTTTGTTTAGCTTCTTTCTCTGCTTTCTTTAATGCACTAATCTCTTTGGCATCTGCCAAGTCCATCTCTGCTTGACGGGCTTTAATCTTGTTCCAAACGTCAATCTTTCCTGTCTGCATAAAGAGCATCTTTAACTCTTCTTCAAACGCCCTAGCCTGTTCTAAAGCCATCTCAATTTGGAGGGCAGTCCCCATGTTTGAGCCTTTGCCAGACTGTTTAGCCTGAAGCATTGCTTTTGTAGCTACAGACTTAGCATCAAATAGCTTACCAATCATGGGCGCAAGTGAGCCTAAGTCATTGGCAACATTAGCCGCCTTCTTGACCATCGAAATAGCTGACTGTATGCCAGCTAGAGCCGTTATCGGATCAATCATTTCTTTCTCTCCCACTTAATGCAAACAACCCTTCGGTTGTAAACATCACCAGTCCAAGTCCACTTAATACATCGGTACTCTATGGTTGCCGCCAAGAGAAAGGCGATCACGGAAATGCCCAAACAATAATATAACTACAGAAAATTACAAAACAAAGAAGAAGGGCTGCTACTGAGATAGCAAACAGCCCGTCTTTCATTTATTGCTCATCAGACTCAAAAGCACCTTTAAAGCCAAAGGTTGCTGAAGAACTTAGTGTTGGACTCCATTGACTAGGGTCTGCTAATAGTCTCAATACTTGACTTCGTTCAGCAGCAGGTAGTGTTGACAACAAATTAGCCGCACCTTGAGGTGTCTTCATGGCTTCTGTCAAAGTTTGCAATGTTTTGGTGCTAACGGCTCTCTCTAACTCGCTTATCACTTTGTTAGTTGATGAAGCCACTACACTTAAATAAGATGGCAATCTTATGAATGAAGTTTGTTGTTTTAACAGTTGTGCAAGTGCAGCTTGACCTTCTTTAACTTGCTCTCCAACAGATACTTGAGTCAATCGTTTTTGTGCTTGATCTCGCAACACAGACAAACTTGAATCTGCCAACTCAGTAGCAATGTTGTACTTGCCTGGCCCAAGAATTTTCTCAACTGCATCAATGTCTTCATTTTGAACTAATCTTACAAAAGCATCCTTGTTTGTTTTCCAAAGTTTTAGAGCTTCACCAGATAATTTTCTTTCGTTAATCTTCTCCATGCCTTTTGTGTAATCAGTAAGGTATTGGCGATAACCTTTTCCACCAGTTTCTTCAATTGCATCAATGATAAGAGGTCTAATGTTACCTAAAACTGTAGAAGCAAGGTTTCTCTGCGATGTAGCATCAATGCCTGGTCTTAGTTTCTGAATAGCCGCATTCACAGAGTTTTTACGAATGGCATCCAAAGCCACCGCATCTACTACACCGCCATTGTTTGTCCACCTTGCAATGTCATCAGCAACATTCTTTACTGCGCCAACAAGTACATCATCACCCGCAAACTTTGGATTGTTAGCAATAGATGAAATTCTTCGAGATAAAGCAACACCTTCAAGTGGTTTGATGCCAACAGATCGCAAAGCATCAGCCGCACCTTGTGCAAAACGAGCACCCTGACCTAAGTCTAAAGAAGCATCTGCAGCTTTTGCCGCCCAATTGTCTGCCATTAAAGCTAAATCACCCTTGTAGGTATACCTTGTAAAGCCAACAGGAATACCCTTCTTAATTAACTCAAGGCGACCTGCTGCCTCTGCTAGTTCACCTGCTTCAATCAATCTGCGAACATCAGCGACTTTAGCGGCTGCCTCACCACTCAACGCTCCTGCTTTTGCTTCATATTCAGCAACTGCTTTACCAAGATTTGCACGATTTAATGCGGCTTCTCTTGATGGGGTTGTAATGGCATTTAGGGCATCCTTTGCTTTTTCAGCAATAGAACGAACTTCAGCCGCATTCTCGCCACCCGCCAATTTAGACAAAGCCTTTAAAGATTCGTCTTCATTGAATAGTCTAACTTTTCGTAAGAATTGTGGGTCTTGTTGCAGTGCATCATCAATCAATGCTTGCCATTTAGGATTGTTAACAGAAGCTGTTATTTCAGCAACACTCGCATTGGGAGGAGCTTTCTTTAGTGCAGCAAGCACATCAGGAAGGTCTTTACCAAGAGACAATTGAGCCAAAGTAGCCGCTTTTTGTGCAGGAGCATTAAATAAATCTACTACTTTGCCAATGCCAGCACTTACTGCTTGACCAACAACACGACCACCCGCTTCATAGGTAGCGCCTTCAAGGACGTTCTTAACAGGTTGTGTTTGGGCTTGTTCTGGAGTCATGCCACCAAGGTAAATATCCCCTAGTTTTAAGACTTCTTTAGCCATGCCATAGCCTAAACCTGCACCACCAACAATGCCTGGTGGCCCTGCTGGAGTTCCTAACAAGCCACCGCCAACAGCACCAAGTGCCTCAACTGTAGGGGCAACTACTGGTCTAGCGATATTGCGATAAAGCAACTGGCTTAGACTTAAATTTTGTTCATTTTTAGCCGCAGGTACAGGTTTCCCATAGCCAGGTATTTGAGCAGAAGGAGGAGCAGGAAATCTTGCCGCCAAACGAGCAGTTTCATCAGACTCTTGGGGCTTAACCCCTAAGTATTTATTAGGGTCAAACTCTGTTGTCTTACCAAGATATGCATCAGGGTCAAATTCAGCCATATTACTTTTCTCCTAAACGATTCTTGATTTGTGCAGAACGAGGATCATTTGGGTTTTTGTTTGCCCAATCTAAGGCTTGCCGATCTTCACCAGAAAGCGTTTTCTTAGGTTGTTCAGCCTTGTACGAGTACGTCAAATCGTACGCCTCTTTCAAACGAGTCTTAGAACCCTGAATGTCGCCAATGGCTTGGTCAAGTGCGGCTCTAACATCTTTAGCATCTTGTCTGCGATCAATGGCAGCAAAAGAAGCAGTAAGTTGTTTACCCTCTTGATTAGACACATTACCCAAAGCACCACCTGTTTTGGAGGCATCACGAAGGTCTTGTAAGGCTTGGAAACCACCTTTGGCAACAATCTTGTCGTATAGGGCTTGAGCCGCACGACCATTTGCTGTAATGCCAGGCAATCGACCTGCCGCAATACCTGTGATTTCTGAAAGACCAGGACTATCTCTTAGCTTCTCAATGTCTTTAACAAATGAATCAGCCTTAGTTTCAAAACTATTGATAGCAGAAGTTGCCTGTGGATATGCTGATTCACGCTTTTGCTTCTCTTTAGGAGTAAGCAATTCAGCAGAAGCAGATTCTTTTAGAGAAATAGCAAGTTGTGCTAAATCTCTCTTGGTTTGTGTTTGTAATTGAGCAATTTGTACTGCTGTTGCACCACGTTCACGAGCCGCTTCAATCTGTGCATCTGCCGCAACTTTAGCTCTTTCTAGCGCAGCATCAGCCGCAGTTTTAGCAGCTTCAGTCTTGGCTAGATTAGCCGCCTCTGATGTTGCAGTTCTAGCTTGTGTGGCCTCTGTTCTGCTTGCAGATGCAGTCAAAGCCGCAATAACTTTATCTGGAGAACCATATTTAGTTAATACCGCAAGAATTTCATCTTGTGTGGCAGTTGGAGGAAGTTTAGCCAATTCAGCACGCAAGTCTTCTTCTTGCTTAATAGAAAGTTGAGTCTTAGCCGCTTGAGCCATAGAAGCCGCTGCAGCTGCCCGTCTTTGTTGTGCTTGAGCCATCTCACTCTGTGCTTGACGAGCATATTGAGCCAAAGCCATAGCGCCTTGTTGGTCGCCAGCTTGTGCCAACATCTGAGCGCCTTGTAGGATCGACTCAGGGTTAGTTTGGTCTATCTGTTTAGCAATAGCATTTCTAGTGCTAATCAACTGTAACTGTGGGTCTTGAACACCCAAAGCACCACCAATTGCATCCCCTAGACCTCTAGCACCTGCATACGTCATTGCCGCACCACGAGCCGCAGGGTCTAGTTGGGCTAGTCTAATGCCTTCAGCCAAACTACTTGTTCTTTTTTGCTCACCATACATTTCGGGAGTTAGACCGAAAAGACTTGCTACGATATCTGCCATGATGAATCCTTATGAAAATAAGCCAACCAGAGCTTTCGCAGCGGCTTCTGTAAGAACGGGAGAGGATGCCGCACCACTTAACAATGATGCGTAAGGATTGTTTGTTGCCGCAGGGCCAGTAGCCAATGCCACGCTTTGACCAGCACCCTGTAGCCCAAGTCGACCAGCATCGAATCCAGTTGTTGCTCCGATCTTTCCTAAATCAATGCCCATTTGGAATGGTTGTTGTGCCGCACTTTCAAGTCCTGTAACTTGCCCCATAGCAGTTGTGTAAGGTGCATAGGCGGCTTGCTGACCACCATAATACTGACCCATAGCTTGAGAACCTTGATTCAATAGACCTGCACCAAACAAGACGTTTTGCTGACCATACTGTTGAGCATTAGCCGCCAATTGAGCTTCTTGTTGCGCTCTAGCGTTGAACAAAGCCTGTAGTTCAGGAGTTGTAGCACCCATAGTACCGCCTTGAGCAACCGCTAAACCACCACGACCTTGTTGTTGGAGTCTGTTTTGCAGATTAGCAAGTTCAGTTTCCCTGCCTGGTTGCAACAAAGCCATCTGACTCTTTAGGTAATTTGCTGCAACTGCTTCAGGAGATTGAGCCAAATACTGATTACCAAGACCAAACAAACTCTGAGCGCCTGTTTGCAAAGGAGCAAACTTTGCTTGTGCGCCTTCTGCTTGGACTAAACCAGACTCAGCTAACCTAACAAATCGGTCTTGGGCATTCTTAGCTTCAGGGCTTAATGTGTATCCTGCGCTTGTTAATCGACCTGTTACTGGATCAACCGCAAACTGCGAAGAGCCAAACCGAGTAGTCATTCCAACAGGTCTAAACTGAGCACCTGCTTTAGCCGCAGCAGTCTCTCTGTCAATCATGGCTTGTGCTTTTAAAGCCGCTTCTTTAGATGTTTGTTGTTGGAGAAGACCTGCACCAGTAGTCAAACCACCTGATAGCAAAGCAGCTATCTGAGCCGCAGTAAGACCTGATGTAGGTATTGTTGCAGGAAGAGTTGTTGTAGGAAGAGTTGTCAATGCACCAGTTCCTAATGTACCTGTACCAACACCAGTTGTTAAACCACCAGTAACACCTGTTCCTGCTCCCGTCCCCAATAAAGTTGTACCAAGCCCAGAACCTGTAAGAACTCCTGTTCCCGTCAAAGCACCCGCACCTGTTCCGAGCAAAGTTGTGCCAAGACCAGAACCTGCCAAAACACCAGTTCCTGTTAATCCTGCTCCTGCTGTGATTCCTGCGCCTGTTCCTGCTGCACCTAAACCTGCGCCTGTAGTAGTAAGTCCAGTTCCAACACCAGTACCAAGACCCGCTACAGTAGTTCCACCACCTAAACCACCTGCACCAGCCGCTGTAATTCCTGTACCTGTACCCATTCCTGCAACAGCACCATCAGTAGCTAATCCACCCGTCAAAGCACCTGTACCACTACCGCCTGTTAGGTTTGTCAAAGTGCCAACACCTGCGCCTGTTGTCAAAGCATTAGCAAGAGAAGTAGCACCCGCAGTACCACCGGCACCACCAAGAGCTATGTCGAGTTGAGCTAACTCAGCCATTGTTAAGCCAGTTGAGCCAACAGTAGCCGCAGCTCCTGCACCACCACCAAGACCCGCCAAAGCAGCACCGCCAAAAAGTAAACCAGCACCTGCTAAAAACTCACCAAAACCACTCTCAACCCTCTGTTGAGTGCCTTGACGCTCTAGCTGACCAGTTGGTGTGTATTGGTTATAACCACCACCAGCCTGATTTTCTCCAACTCTGTAAGTCAGAACATTCTCAATACCACCAATTTGTTCGCTGTCACCTGATCCAGTTACTTGATAAACAGGTTGAACAATAGTGTCGCCAAGGGTTACTGTTTGCCCATAAGGAACAGTAGCCGCAGCACGAGCCGCAACTGCACCCTCATCTAACCCAACAGCCGTAGCCATTTGAGCAGGAGAAACCCCGTATTGCTCCATAGCCGCAACGATCTGGGCATCAGTCATGCCTGGATTAGCAAGCAGAAAATCTACAATTTGTGCGCTTGTTACAGCCATGATTGCTCCTTATTGTGGCTCAACAGGCCAAGTAATAGTCCAAGGGAAACCACTTTGCAAAGGAACATCTCTCAATGCTTGGCAGTAGTCTTTCCACTCTTGTGATGGAGTCATATCGCTACGAAATCTCCAATCAGTTTCTGTTAGTTTATCATCACGGGTCTGACGAACACTCTTAGCCTGTTCAGCATCTTTCTGAGCCTTGTAAGCAGTCTCTTGTTCAGCAGCAGTTGTCTCACCATCTGTAAAGATAGGGCCAAGCAAATACTTTGTGTACCACTTACCATCTACTTGCTCAACACCAGAGGCTTGAGAGTATTGGTAAACAGTACCGCCTGTAGCCTGTGCGCCTTCAAAGACTACATCAGCCCCCAAAGCAGTTAAGACTTCAGTTGTTGTTATGTCCCATGATGGGCCACCATTGGCTTTTTGATATGCACGAAATTCTGCTTCGTACATGACTGCGCCTGTTTGTGTTCTGATTTGCATGATTTTCCTTATGCGATAGCCAAGAAGATAAACGAGCCACCATTTGAATTGATGGCGGCTGGCGCAGTTGAACTAATCTCAAACCCTGCGCTGTAAGTGTCAATGTAGTCTGTAGATGTGTCTTCAGGATCTGTGGTGTTCAAAAGCAAGTATGGGTCATTGCCACTTACGATGCCTCGTGCTGAATCCCAGACGTACCAGTCGCCAGTTGAGTCTGTGCGCTTGATTAGGACAAATCTTGCACCACCTGTAAATCCACAATCAATTTGCTTTGTAGTGCCTGTACCTGTGTAAGAGCCTACTTTGGAAACCCCTGCACAAGTGGCGAATAAGTAGGAAACATAAGTAACGCCAGATTCATTACAGCCCGCACCCGAGTTAACAGTAAATGTAGTGCTAGTTGGCTGTGCGTCTAAGAAACTTCCATATGTGTAATTTGTTTGTGCATCTGTTGTGTCTAACAATTGCTTCTTAAAGTTAGAAGATGTAAATGTGTGGAATGTGTACCAATCACCAGAGGCACTACTTGAACGATTTTTAATGATTAAAAGTTCTGGTGCAACTCCAAGGTTGTGTGTTCTAGCGTTATTACCCGCACCATTCCCTGTATAGCAAACCTCATCAAATACAGATGGCGCACGACCAAACATCCAATTTATGTATGTTTTAGGGCTTTTATTTACATAATCTGCACCAGCCGCATCCGCACCAAGTGTGAATCCAGTATTAGTGAAACCTGTAACCCAATCAGTAGTTGTTTGTTCTGTATTGGTGTAAGCAGATAGCAACGCTTTGTTTGGGCCTCTTAATTTATCTGTCCATGTTTTGCCACTACTATTTGATTGACCTGCAATTACAGTTAAGTCGGGTGCAAAACCAGCCCCTGTAACTGTAGCGTTAGCAGATGTTCCAGTTCTTGC